TTTTTTGGAAAATCCTTGGTTAAAATCAGAGGAGATATTCTTATCGGCTTGTCTCTCAACAAAGCTTCAATTAAAACTCATGGTTATTTAACCCAGGCGCAATTTAAAATGTGCCAACGGCACATCTTTTTACAAAGTGCGCCACCCTCATCAAAGGGGACCCTCGGCTCCGGGTCTTCAGTTTCATAACTGATAAAATTCACGTGTATCTTTATACATTCCACGTGATAAATGGTTGTTCTGGCGAGCTCTTCTCATAGACTGCTCGCATTTCTTCAAAGGATGATTGTTTGACACCGTATTCACTATATACGTTTGCATACATCCCTTGAAAATCTGAAAGCACTGCTCTCCCATGAAGAAAAAATTGACGATCAGCCTCAGTGAGAATTGTCTGGGTGTGAGCTGTTTCATCAATAGCGATCTTACCCCGCCACGAGAGCATCTTAAAAATACTCTTGGACTCAAGTGGGGCAACAAATTGCATCATTTCCTCATCGTAACGAAACCTTCGCTTAAGAAAGGAGACTCTATCAAGAGGAAGAAATGAAGGTTTTCCTGTTTTATCTGTATTTGAAAGGATATGTCCAAGGTCAGCGGACATATCATAGATAGTTTCCGCATTGTAAAAATGGGTAACACCATCCATGATACCTTTCAAATTATCATCTCCGTAATTCATGAGATAAACAAACAGAAAAAAGGGGAAAAGCAACTCACATTCTTCGTAGGTCTTCCGACTTGAATCGTTTTTCATCTTCGCGTAACACCGGTAAAAAACCATTATTTCAAATAAGGCTTCACCTATGCTATTAAGGTCAGCTGTACCATACACGCCTGATGGAACAGATCCATTCATAAGAAGGAGATCTCCCATGATTTCCATGAAGTAGAATTGTAGGGAAGGAACAAGTCCCCAAATCCGTTTCATCCAGATAGCATCATATTTTCCAGACTTCTCCATGACTCTAGCTGCAACCTCAGCAGCATAAATCAGCAAGTTCATCAATTTATCAAACTTCTCATAATCGGAATCCATCAAATGATCGAACTGTTGCAGAATCCTAGCAAGCTCATCCCAGTCCTTCGATGTTGCGTTGATGCCAATTTTTGGAGGAAGGAACTTATTATTCTGCTGACACCACAGAAAGAAACCTCCAAAACATTGTCTGAACACCAGAAGCGCTGCAAACTCACCAGCTGTGAACATGCGAATATGTCCAGATTCATTCTTGGAATGTTTCACAGGTTCATCCTTCAGAGTAGCTTTGAAGAGAAAAGTAGGACTCTCTCCCGCATCCAAGGCCTCATAGATACGGTTGACATAGGATGTCACTTCAGCACTCGGGATCAAAT